AGTGTTCGAATTCCTACGTCCATGAGATTAATCCTTTCTATCTAACCTAGTTAGATGTAATTCCTGTTAGTTTTCCATTTCTTCGAGGTTGTCGGTGGATTAAGTTACCCATAAGGATTAATAGTCCAACTTCACCGTACTGGTTGACAGGAGAGATTAATTCTCGGAACTGCCAAGCACTTGGGAATGGTACGTCCTTGTAGTAACCTTCAGTAACTTCTACAGTAGAACTAATTTGCTTAAGACCAGAGTCTACAAGTCGCTTAAATTCCATGTAGTTTTCGTTTAACCAGAAGAATGTCTGTGAAGTACAGTTGTCATCAGCTACTAGAGGTCGAGCTCGGTAGCTAATAGCGTTGAATCCAGCAAAGCCAGAAGTTTGTTCACCAGAAGGTCGTGTTTGACCATTTGGAGTTCCACCATCTACTCGGTCGTATCCTCGTAGTTGTAGTGTGTCATATCGTGCTGAAACCATAGGTTGAATTAGACCTTCAATGTAAGTCCAGATAGTCTTAGTTGTAAGACCAATAGTTGGGCTTTCTGAAGTAGAACCTGCAGCTGATACGTTGTCAAATTCGCTTGATAGATAATCAAGAGTAATGATTCCGTTTGATACAGCTGTTACGTCAGCGTTAATGAATGTGTTAGAGCTTCGAGTCAAACCAGCGTAAGAGCTAGAGTTTGTACCGTTGTCTACGATTAGACCAAGTCCATCGAAGTCTTTTCCAGAACCTACACCGTAAGCAATCTGACCTACGCTTTGATTAGCTGAAATTTTAGCCTCGTCAAGACGAGTCTTAAGAAGCATAAGTACTTGCTTCTCGTTGTTAGCATTAACAGCACGTTCTATTCCAGGTACAACTACTGACTGCTCGTAAGCTGCCAAGTACCAAGTCATAAGACGAGTGTTGTTAGTTGCTGAAGTTGGGAACGTATCCATACCTGAGAAAGAACCACCAGTTGTACTGTTAGCTGTTTCAATAGGCTGAGCTTCGTAGACACCTTTCCAGTTACCTGGCTTAGATAATACACGAGCTAATAATACGTTTGAGTTGTTGATTTGGTCAACAATCGTTGGAAGTATGTCTTGATAGGTTATATCTGCAACTCTATCGGTAAATACCATTCCTGCCATATTATCTCCTTTATTTATTATTATCTTAGCAATTAAAAAAAGCCCAAGTTGATGGGCTTTTGGTAACTGCCTGATAGTGTAATAATACTACGCTTTATTTTTTTTAGCAATAGTTTCTATAGGACTTACAACTTTAGTAGTCTTAGCAGATTCTATCTCACTTACTTTTAATCTAAGTGTAGCTAAATCATTCTCTAATTTGTGTAATGTTGGAAGTGTATCCATTTTACCTTTTTGAAGAATTGCTGAAAGCTCTTCAAATGCTTCCTTGTAATTTTCTTTGTGAATTGCTAGACGAATTTCCTTAGAAACGTGTTCAGCTTGTTCTCTTGTCCATACTCCTGCGTTTTCAAACGCTGCTATCCACCAATTGTGCATATATACTCCTTTATTAAATATCTAATGATTCCAAATATAAATCTAAGTCACGAGAACTCATGCCACGAGTAACCTTAGGTTTGTCTGGCATACTTCTGCTCTTAGTGTTTGCTGTTCTACGAGCTATACCCTTACGCTCATTATCCTCTGCTTGTACTTTAGGGTCAACTTTCGGATTCTGTCTTCGGTACATTGCGTAAGCTTCCATGAATCCAATGTGTCTGTAAGGTCGACCAGCATTGTATTCTTCCATGTAACGATTGTTCATGGCTTCTTTAAAATCAAGTATTGCTTGTATCTCTACAGTAGCTGGGTCAGACTCAAACTTAGGGTCATTTGGAGCTGTCTTAAATTTAGGCAACTCACCTTCTTTTTGTAGTTCATTGATGTCTGCTCGGTCTGAGTTATCTTCAAGTTCTTTAAATGCTTGCACAGACTTATTAGTTTCCTGTGCTCTATATTCATTTTGTAATTCGTTAGCTCTTTGGTCTAATGAGTTAAAAGCTAGGTTAGCAATGGTAGATTCTTTTTCATCTATATATCTAAATCCATCAGGTAATTGCACTGGGGATAATAGTTCAAAAGTTTGTAGTTCTTTGCTATCACCAACGTATCCTCTTACTGTAATTGGTTTAAGATTGTCTAGTATGTATTGTTGTTCAGGTGTGTAATCAGAACGATTGACTGTTTGTACTTCGTTTTTGGATTCTGCTACAACGACTTCATCATCTTCGGAGTCATCTCCGTCGTCGATTGTGTATCCTTCATCATCTTTCGCATCGCTGCTTTCCTCATTATCAGCGTCTGCTTCTTCAAGTTCAGTGTCTTCCTGTTCTTCTTTGCTTTCATCAACTGCTTCATTCTCTTCAGTTGTTTCCTCTTTAACATCTTCAGCGACTTCATCTTCTACTAATTCCTCCTTAATTGGTTGTAAGTTATCATCTAAGCCTGCAAGTTTCATCTCTAGTTCTGGACTAGCTGTAAAACCTGGAACTGCTGCGTCTGCCATTGCATACTCCTTATTTTCTTAATTGCATTATACCAAATTCTAGAGATTTGGCAATTGAGTGGGGTTCTGTGGTTGGATTGGTGTAGGGTTAGCTGGGTTGTTTAAATTAGGTGCTGGTGAGCCACTTAATGTCTGAGCTAGCATATTCAAATTCATTCCTGAAGGTGGTAGTGGTGGTCCGCCTTGTGGTCCTTGTGGCATTGGTCCTTGTGGTCCTTGTGCTCCTGGCATTCCTGCTGGTGGCATACCTGGAATTGGCATACCTGGCATCGTTGGAGGTGTTACTGGTGGAAGCGGTGCAATAGGAACGTTAGGTTCTAAATTCTGTAATCCTTGTTGTGCCATCATGTCTAAGCTTGTTCGCTTTTCAAGTGAATCAACAGCTTTCATAACAAACTTAATAAACTTGTTTTGTAGTGAACGTTCAGCGTTAAGGAAGTCATCACTAAGCATTAGTTTTCGTAGTGTTAGGATGTATTCTTTCTTGCAGTCTTTTGGCTCGTCAGGTTCTTCACCATTCATGATTAATGTGTAAGCCATGTAAGCTTTGGTTTCGTCAACATCGTCCATTGCATCTCGTGCAAGTGCCATTGGGTCAGCTTTAAACTTAGCCCAGTTGTCATATAGTTTCTGTGGTGTTTGAAGGTGAAGCATCTTGTAGATATCAAGTGGAGCAAGTAATCCATCCTTAGACAGGTTAAGTGCGATAGCTTCTTCTCTCTGCTTGTCTAGTGGTGGAGTAGAACCAGCTTTGACAGAAACAGCGATGCCATCCTCAAATAGATATCGGTTAGCAGTTAGGTAATCAAATTGTCCATCACCACCGTTGTAAACAAAGAAGTGGTCTTCGTTGTACCATACGCACATCATTTGAGTAAGGAAGTTGTAGTAGTCAGAAGCAAATCGGTCTATAGCTCGAACGTATAGGTCTTGTCGGCCTGCAGCTTGGTTCTTCTTTAATATTGTTTCACCAAGTGTGTTTTTTTCATTCTCAGAAGAATCAACACCAGAAAAGTCTACTGGAGCACCCATTAGGTTTGCTAACTGAGTTCTTAGGTCTACCTTATCTTGGTATAGGAATGCAGGAACAACTGGAGGTGGAACTTGGAATACCATGTCTTGTGTTGCCTTACCAGCAGTCTTAATAAGCAGTCGTTGGTTAGGGTCACCAGTTAGGTTTTGTAAGTCATCTTTGGATAGTCCAGAATCACTTGAAACAACTAAGATACCGTTAGCTTTGTCAGCTACTTCCATAAGTTGTCGACCACGCTTGTTCAATACGCTCTGTAAAGGTTGTGCCTGTTCAATAGCTGATGTGTTGTCAATCCAGTGTGTACCATCATTGTCAAAGTTAAGAGCAATGTAAGGTTTCATCGGAGCATCAAAGAAGTTTCTGTTTCTGTCGCTGTAGACGTAATGTGGGTTCTTGGTCTTTTCTAGTACAACGTCAGCAAAGTAGTAAACCAAAGCTTCTTGTGGTTCGTATTTCTTGTCGTAGTAAGTTAGGTATGTTTCGTGTACAGCTACTATTTCCTCTAGCTGCTTGTATGTTCCACGCTTAATCCCTGCTGCGTTGTAGATAGCTTCTTTCTTTTCTGGCCACCTGTGACACATTTCATTAACAGACATCTTAAGTGTCATGTCAATAAATGCAGGGTTCTCACCTTGCCTTACGTTCTTGTCTATAACAACATGCTCTGGGTTTACTGCGTGTGCAAGTATCTCACCATTCTTTCCGTAGTCAGGGTCAAATTCAAACTTAATTAGTCCAATTCTTTTGTTCATTGCATTTCGAACTACTGTTTCCATGATTCGACCGAACTTTATCTTTTGTGAGTGTGCCATGTGAATCTTTTCAAGGTCTAGTGCAAACTGTCTTGATTGTGGTGTGTCATTAGCTGGACTCACTTCAGATTGTGGTTCACGAGCTGTCAAGTAAGCTATGATAGATTGCTCTGCAATGTATACTTGGTTTTCGATATAAGGCATTTGGAATCGGTAAAGAGAACGAACATCAGTCTGCTTTCCTAAGTAAACTCGTTCGTTATCTCCACGCACCTTAGCTAGGTTAAATCCGTCTGGAGTATCCCAGTAATCCTTAGAGTCTTGGATTCTTTGGTTAAGGTTTTTAATTAGTTGTAAATCATCAAGTTTTAATGAAAGCGTTGGTAGTGTATCAATAACATCAGATTGACCTTGATAGTTGTCAACCCTGATGTCATTCAATGGTTTTGCTACTTGTTCTCTATCCCAAACTGTACTCATGTTGTCCTTAAATTAAAAAAGCCCAGAATAACGGGCTGTATAGTTAATTGCCTATGCCGTTATTATACATCATAATGAAATATTTTGTGTGAAATTAAATCTACCTCAAGAGAATTACATAAATTGTATGTTGTATTTGGTGTGACATGAGTGACAAATAATCTCAATAAACTTGCTTCCTGGCTCATAAACGTCATAGTTTGATGGTCCATGATTAGATATTACTAAGTTCTTTGACGAGTATTTAAACAAAGCTCTGTTGCATTTGTCGCACCTCTTTAAATATATTTCGTGGTTCTCTACTACATTGTGATATAGATACATTGTTACTATCATTACATCCACTCCTCTTCTTGGTTTCTTTTTATTACGTCTGATAAATTAATATGAAACATTTCCGCATCCCCATCTTCATTGACATAGAACGATTCAGGTTTCTGTACCAATGGGTTTGAATTAACTATTCCTATCTCATTGTTGTATGAACGTGCATATCCTTCTAGTCCATATCTCAAAGCATCAAGTAAGTGGTCATTGCCTGCTTCTGGAACATTCACATAAACCTCAGGGTTAATCTTGTCTGTCTGCCATAGGTAGTTACGATACTCTTTGATTAAATTCACAGAGCGTTTGGTCATGCTGATTCGCTGGTCCTGAACAAACTGTATTCCCTGTGTAATGCTACCAGCACCTTTCTGTGCAGGAAGCACGTTAAGTCCGTATAACCGAAGCTCATCTATACTCTTGGGTTCTGCACTGTCAGCTACAATAAGTGCATCTTTGTTGTCATGTAAGTTGATGTAGTCAGCTATAGCTTTGTTGGTCAGTCCTTTACGATATAGTTTCTCATCAAGTATGAATCCACCATTATATTTGTATATGTCAATAATAGCTGTTGGGTCGTTAGTGTATCCAAAGTCTAACCCTCTTCGTTCAAGTCTAGCTTCGTGTGGTATCTCATCTATGATAACCCAATTAGTATATATCCTGCCTTCAACTTCACCAAGTTGTCCCTGTCCATACACTCTCCACCAATTCTTGTTGTGTTTGTGTGATTCTATATCTTTTACGATATCTTCACTAAGTGCTTCATTGTCTTGGTAAGTTAAAGTAATGAACTCTACATCATCACGTTTGTTTAGCACTTCAGAATAAAACCAGAACTCATTGGTTGGATTCCAGTCTAGGAATGCAAACTCTTTTGTACGAACCATGAGTTGGTCAAATGCTTCGTAAGTGATGTTGTTAGCCTCATTTAAGAATAATCTATCTCGTCTAGGACCACGAACCTTTCCAGGCTGGTCAGCTGAAAAGAACTCTATTCTGCTACCTGTTTCAAATGTATATGTGTAAGTTGTTCTGTTCCAGGCATCATCTTTGTAGTAGTTGTGTTGCTGCATGATGTTTAGGAAGTCACGAATAGCACCACGTTTTAGGTGTGGGAATGATTCAGATATAACGCTAGTTAGAGTGGCTACTTCGTCATGCTGTGCTCTAGCTATGAGATACATCAGAATAGAAATAGTCTTAGATGCAGATGTTCCCCCAGCTACTGCTCGTATACGTTTGTTAAGACTCTTTATCTTTTTCGTTGCTGTTGTTTGATAGTACATCAGTTAAATCCATGATAGGTTTGGGGATTAACTTTTCCCCATCCTTACCTGTTAATTCACTCCTTAAACTATATTCATCTTTCTTCTTTCTCTCTAGTAATTTGAGAGCTAAATCAGGGTTTCTCTTGATACCATTTGCTACAGATTTCCTAGCTAATAAGATAGGTGTTTCTTTAAGTGCTTCTTTTCGGTGTACAAACTCAGGAAATTTCTCTTGATATTTATACAGTGTTTTCTCTGCTATGTTTGCCCATAAACATGCTTCTCTATCACTACATCCCCATGCAAATGCTTCTTCTAATTTAGCAATAACCTCTGGTGTCATTATTGTAGGTCTAGCCATCTATCTCCACCTTTACTTTTACTAATGTACTACCATCTAATGTTCCTAGACTAAGTACGCTTAAATCTTCTGTTTGTAATACTACCCTGTATGTTACATCCAATGATGCGAGCTTCTTGCTTTTCACTTCCATCACTTCTGCATTAAAAGTAATAGGCTCGTTACTTGGCTTCATAGCCGCATTATACCATATTTACTCTAAGTAAGCTTCTATTATGGTTTCTAGTAGTTTAGTTACACTTAGTCCTATTCTTGCTGATTCTTTCTTTAGTTCTTCTAATTGATATTTATCTATGTTTACTTTGGTTAATCTTGTACTTGGCATTTAGTTTCCCAACTTCTTTAATATTTCTATACAACTGTTTAAATCATCTGTGTAATTCATAAGGTAGGTTTCCCTAGCCTGATACTCTCTAAGTATTTCGGCTAAGAAGTCTATCTCTGTGTATGTAAGCTTTATGTTTCTCACTTAACTCTCCATGTAACGTATTCAGTTTCTTTAGCTTCTACGTTCTTAGGTAGGTTACCTGTAAGCTTAACAAAGTGTCCTACTTTAGTTGTGTCTAGTACTTCTTTCTTAAACTCGCTAGGTATGAATGCTAGGTCACCTGAGTAGCTAGTTCTTTTAGCTAGTGAGATAGTGTAGTAATCGTTCTTAATACTAACTATGTTGTATTGTTTCATAGCTTGTAATAGTTCAGCTTTAGCTTCTGCTTCATATCGCTCAAGCTCTTTTCTTAATTCTATTGCTGTGTGTAGTTTTTGTTCTACTTCAGCTGGTACTTTAAATTCTGTTAATGTCATAAGGCGTTTCCCTTGTTTAATTTGTTAATACTTAAAGTATATCAATAGTAGTACTACTTGTCAACACTTTTTTGTTACTACCTGTGAATAACTATTCTATATCCTTAAACATTAAACGCATAACATACTCTGCAACCATTTTAAGAGGGTATTTACTATGTATAATCATAACTTCATCACCAAGAGTGGTTAATAAGTGTTCAAATACCTCATTCCCAAGTTGTTGTCTGTTCAACCACCAATCACCACCATCATCTCTATGGTCTAATACCACTAAGGTATCAAAGTCATCGTCTGTATCGTTTAAATAGAATGCACAGTTTTCTTGGTGTAACTGCTCACAAAACTCACCAAGTTCATCAAATGTTTCGCCCCATACTGAAAGTGATTCTTCGTCTTTGTGTCTAGATTGCCATGCTTCATGCCAGTCTACTCCACCATAGGTTGGAAGAAAATCTCGTATATCGTGATGGTTTTTTCCAAATTGCATTTGACCCATAACCGTACATGTTAAATGTACTTATATTATACTCTAATGTTGCATTAAATGACCTGCAATTAGGAATGCAAGTAAAATTCCGTTAATAACCCATATTAATATGTTAGATATTTTTTCTTCTTGTTGTGGTGTCATTTTTGTTTTTCCTTTTTTAGTTTACTTACATAATATACATAAGCATAAATATAATGTCAAGCTAATATATATCGTTTCCCATAGATTTTATTTCCATGTCGGACATAGTAGTAAAAGGATGTGGACCATTAGATACATTTAGTTCAGAATGGGATATGGCTACTATATAATGTGCTATTCGATTAGCTATAGATAGTTTCTTTTCTTCTTCCATTTCAGCCATTTGTGTTCGGTATATATTGTGTATTTCGTCCATGCTCAAATCCATAATAGAATCACTTATTTGCTCTTCACCTGTGTATTTATTAAACACCATTAGTCCAGCTCTCCACATCCAGCTTGTCTTGCGTGCTTCTAATTGTTCAGGAGTTGGTTCGTGCTCTATTACGAGCCTATTCTTATTTCTTTTTCTAATACGTTCTAACTCATCTGCCATAGCTTCTAATCTCTCTCTGTTAATAGCTGCGTCACCACCTTCGCCTTTGTATCTCATTTTATTCCTTATTTAAAAACATATTATATCTTGTTTGTAAAATCTAATATAGTCTATCTTCATCGACTACCTTAGTTCTTAATATGTCTTCCATAGCTTTAAATACTTTATCTATAACTTCTTGTTTAGTATCCCCTACAAAATCTGTATGCTCATCTGCTATTCCAATTACCTTACCTTTTGCATTCAAAACCACTTCACCAAGAGCATAATATGGTTGATTGCGTTCTACATGCTTGATAATCCGATAATTGGGTTTAGGTGTCATTTTACATAGCCCTCTCGTATGATTGGTATCTGTAAATCTAATGCTTCCAGAACAACCTCTCCGAGCATCTTAGCGACCTTAGAGCTCCTGGCATCGTGCCATAAAGCATCGTGAATAGCATCTTGTAGGAAGTATATGTTGTGCAGTGGATTGCGAGTAGGTTCGTATTCCTTGACAACCTTATCTAATGTAAAGGTATCTAGTAAAGGTACTTGTTCTAATTTTCTATGTATTTGTTTATGTGCTCCGCTATATAACAGTACAATTAGCCCTGAATTACTTCTTAATCGTTTACCGCTTTCGTATTGATTCCATATTCTTTCTGGAAATAAAATGTGATGTTTTTCAATTTTTGCCATTACTTTTCCTTTCTTTCGTTACCTTTTTTAAATTGACCCGCATTCATTAACAATGCTCCCAACAATTCGTACAAAACTTTGCGGCTTCTGTTATAGGGTATTCACAACACTCGCTTAGTATTTCTAATAGTTCCATATTATTCCTTTACCAAGCTTTCTATTCCGCTATCAATGTAACCTTTCTTATAGCTTTCTGTTTGCACTTCTTCTATAAGTTGTTTAATAGCTTCCTTAGCTTCCGTTCCAGCTTTCGTAAAAACACTTCCATTATTATTATTTTTACTATGCACATCTATTTCAGCTTTATTAAAAAAATTTACAAGTATCTCATCTATCTTTTCATCTAAGTTCATAGTAATGCTATCCTTTTCTTGTGCCAAAGCCAGAGCCAAAGCCATCGCCATCGCCATCGCCAGAGCCATCGCCAAAGCCATAGCCATCGCCAGAGCCAGAGCCATGGCCAAAGCCAAAGCCATGGCCAGAGCCATCGCCATCGCCATAGCCAGAGCCAAAGCCATAGCCATCGCCATCGCCAGAGCCAGAGCCATGGCCAAAGCCAAAGCCATAGCCATCGCCAGAGCCAAAGCCATCGCCATCGCCATCGCCATAGCCAGAGCCAGATGATTTACCTTTTATAGCTTCTTTAGTTAAACTAACCATGACTTTACACCTTGAATTGACTCTTTTGCTTTATTAGTTGTTTCTATAATTTCTACTGCTTCGGTCAATGCTACATTTACTGGTACAGCAAATTTGCAGTTAATTGGTTTACTAACTCCATCAACTGCCAGTTGGCTTAATGATGCTGCCCCGTCCCAATACCATAATCTGATAGCGTCTACTAATTGCACTTCTTTACCATCTCGGTTTTTAAGATAACCTGCAAATACTCCAGCACTATAAGTTCGGACTACTACAAAATCCATTCCATCTAATTGTTTGGCTTTCTTATTTTCTGTACCCTTTAGTATATAGGTTTGTCCGTTTATTTCTAATTCGTTAATAGTTGTTTTACTCATATCATTCTCCTTTAATTTAATATCTTATCTAGCTTTTCATCTAAGTTCATGGTTTGCCAATCTTTCCATAACTGCTTGAATTACATTGGTTGTTACTGCGTTACCACACATTTTGTATCGTTGCTTGTCGCTCATTATTTAGTTCTCCAAATCTTTTTATTCTAATACCTTAATTGTAACTTTTATACCTTTGGGAACTTGAACAATTACTTCATTTTCTAATGTGTCAGTTTTTACTAAAGTAGTTATTTTAATTAGTCCGTTTAGATAATCATTTTCTTTAATATAATCACGATATTTAGTAAATGCTTTACCAGCTACAAAAGGCATTGATTTACTTTTATTTAAGTTCATTTTATTTACTCCCATCTAATGTTTTTAATCTTTTCTGTAATTCGTGTGTAATTTGACCAACTCGTACAACTCGAGCATTATTTCCGTCTTCATCGTAATATCTTTCAGAATGATTAAAATATCTTTGTGCCATTAATTTATTTTCTTCTTTAATCAAATTATCAAATATGTATTTTCTAACATTTTGAAATGATTCACTTACGCAAGAATTTTCTGTATGTATATCTTTTGTATATTTATCAATGTCTATTACAGGTGATAAATCGTGAATTAAATCATTTAACATTGTATCTATCTTAAATAAAATTGATTGATTTCGTATTACTTCTTTCATAACAATTTTCTCCATATTTCAGTTAGTGTTTTACTCATTTTGTTTTCTAATTCAATTCCTACCATAACTATTAATTTAGCAATTTCATCTTCATTTAAAGTAATACTATGATGTTTTTTAATTTTTGCCATGTCTTTTCCTATATCTTATAATTTGTATTATCGCAAATGTTATAAGATATATTAAACCCAAAGCTCCTATTAACATTGCTACCAATGATGCTACTACACAACCAGCTATTAACCAGTACATATAACCCCCTATATTATTTTAAACTTTACTAATTCTCCTGTGGTGTTGTTTTGGTAATAACCATACTTGCCTTCTATTTGAAGTAACTTATAACCTTTTTTACTTACTTTACCACCTAAGTATCCTGCTTTTTTAGCTCTGTCTTTGTCTGCAGCAAATCCACCTGTTGTTCCTAATTTTCCACCAATCTTACCAATGTTTTGGTAAAAGTCTTTTCCGTATTTCTCTTTATTCCTTTTAGCAGCTTTGATGCCACCCTCTTTAGTTCCTGCCATTATTTTCCTCCATTAATTTTATCTGCCCAACCTGAAGTTTTTTTAATTTTCGGTTTAACAGTTTTCTTTTCTTTAACTATCCAGTAATAAATTACTGCACCTAATCCAAATAAACCACCACCTAAAATACCTAAATAAGGGTTACGGTTTCTATTTTTTGCCATGTTATAACAAACAATAGCCCAAATCCAACCATAGTATACATATTGTTGTTGCATATTTATCCTATTAATAATCCTAAAGATACTACGATAGATAATATTCCTAGTAACCAAAAGACCTTAAAACAAATTAATATTATTAGTAACCAAGCTATTATCCAAAGCATTACATTTCCTCCAATTCGCCTTTAAATTCTTTTTCGTATTGTGAAACAAAAGCTAATGCTATATCAGCTAATATTGCTAGTTTTTCGTCAATCCAATCTTCGTCTGGGTAATCTACTACAAACTTGTACTGATTAACTATGTTATTTAAATCATCTTGATATGTTAATGTTATTTTGCCCACTGTTAAATCCTTTCTAAGATTTCTAAATCACTTATTGGTACAAGATGTAAAACTACACCACTACCAAGTGTTTGTTTATCATATTTTTTAATATCTTCTCCTGACATGTAGTAATCATTTGGATAATATAATTTACCTGTTTTATCTTTAGCGATTATATTAATCTGGTTATGAGTTCCCACACGATAACTTGCTATTCCCACTACTCGCTGCTTCCAGCGTGGTTTTTTAATCTCTATATATTGGACTGGTTGTAATCTTGGTAATTGCATTAGTAGGGTACATCTTCCATATTTACTGTTCGACCATCTAATAAGTTAAAGTATACTGGCTTTTGCTTAGCAGATTCACCAATTGCCTTAATCTTATCTACAGCATCTTTAACTTTAAATACTGGTATCTTCTCTGGTCTAAGAGTCAAATGCTCTTCTACCCAGTTATCTATATCATCAGCTGAATCAAATCCTGATACATCACTAGCTTCACGTCTAATCCACTCTACTTGTTTCTCGGTAGCAAATCTCATGCCACCATTTTTTGGTGCTGGATTAAATGCAGCTTTAGTCATTTCGTCTGCGGAAGCTATAGATTCTATAACTCCAATACCCATAAACCCTAATGCTCTACCTACTGCCGATGTTTCTGCATTCTCTAGTGCTGCAGTTTTATTTACCATTCCGTCACCAATAACTGCCTGAGAATATCCTGTAAAGCTTCTAACACCATCAGGACTTACTTTAGCTTTTACTATGATGTAATCGCTGGTTGGGTCAGATACTAGCTCGGTAGTTATTGAACCCTCTGGGTAAACCTCGTTAAAGTAGGTGACTCTATCAGATACTAAAACGTAATCTTTACCTTTAATCTTAATTGCTTTGTTTACTAAACTCTTTTCACTCATTAAAATGGTGCTCCTTTATCTTCTTTTATTCTTCTATCAAACTCTTCTAAGTTCTTCTCTGATTCGTGTATGTATTGGTTAAATATGTCTTGTAGTTCTTGTATAGTTTTACGTTGTTCTTCTAATAACTCGGTAAATCTATCTGCTTTGGCACTAATCTGACCAATAATTCTATAATCCATTGAAATCCCTCCAGCTGTCGTATTGAAAGTCGCTGTCATCTAAATCGTCAACATACTGTTCAAAGAACTTGTTTTGTTCGTGTTCTGCAATGCCTGCACATTGTTCTTCGTCGCAAGTAAACCAACCTTCGTCATTGTCTTTCCATTCGTGGTCACATTTAAATTTTATTGTAATGTCATCATCTTCGTAGTAGTCATTTAATGACCATGAAGAAGTTTCTATTACTCTTACATTAATTTTCATAGGTGTTTCCTCCTTACCTATTAGTTATACTTAGCGTTTCCTAAGCTACCTTAATAATACATAGTCATAACAACTATGTCAAGTACTTTTTATGGCTATTAATAAAATGTTTGCGTTTATTAAAAAAGGTATATAATGAGAAACAAGCTAGCGATACTTCTAGCCCACGATATAAGAAAAACCCCTCGTAAAAGGGGTTTAAGCAATACTTCCATTATTATGGTAAAACATTGCACTTATGCTGTCAAGCACTTTAACTTTTCATTATTCAATCTGAATTACTTCTGGTATCCCTAGCCATAACTAAAGTGTTACAAATAGGGCTTCTTACAAGTAATTTAGTAGGGGTTTTGGGAACAGAACGGAACTGTCAACGAGGAATTAGTCCATCAATGGAACCCTAATAATAATTGTTAAAGTCATCAATGTTGTTTATGCCCACATGCAAGTAGTAGGGAATGAACCGATAATGGTAAAATATATTTATGATAAAAAAACAAGGAAAAGTAGCACGCAAGACTAATGCTGCAGTAGCTAAATGGAGAAAGTTAAATCCACCAAATCATCAGGGTTATTACATTTGTTACTTATGTCATAGATGGATACCTGCTAATGAAATGCAAGTAGAACATGTTAAATCCAAAGCTAGACACCCAGACCTTAGAACCGACTTAGATAATTTACAACCTGCCTGTAGCTCATGTAATGCTAAAAAGGGCAGTCATGACGCATAAACGTAAAAAGACCTGCGTAAAGTGTTTAAAATTAATTGTAATCTATTGGGAAGATGACAAAGCTTTTGTGGAGAAAATCTTGTGTGACGATTGTGCTATAATGCTTATGAAGTAACCTAACTTACTTAGCACAACCCTCTACGATAATTACATCTTACACAACTACAGCTGGTTAGGCAGCCTTGATAAACTTCAAAGGAAATGCTAGAATAAC